GGTAGTCTGACAATGCAGCCATGATGGTCTCCTTGGGTTTGGTTAATCGTCACATTCGGCCGGCCGATTCCTGCCGGTTAGCCTTACTGCGAAATACATGAGATTGCGGCGCCACAGTGGCACGCCTTCGTGCGCCATGGCCTCGCGGAACACCCTGGCGGCTTCGGCCCAGGTGATGCGGCAGGCCGTGTACCAGTGGCGGCACAGGTAGTCGTGGACCACGGCGCTGGCGTGGGCGGTGTCGCCCGTCAGCCAGTAGGCCAGCGGCAGGCGCGGCACGCTGGCAAAATCGGTTTCGAATCCGGCGGGGACGCTGATGGGGCCAAACGTTTCCGAGTAGTATTCCAGCGGCTCATCCAGTTTCCAGCGCGCGCGGCCTGCGTCGCCGGGCTCCTTGATCTTGCGGGCGTCAAGCTGGGTCTGGAATCCGTAGGTGGTCATTGATTTTCCTCCGGGCGCTCCCAGACGATTTCCAGACGGTGATCGGGATCCGCGGCCAGCTCATCCATCATCCGGTTGAATGTTGGCAGGCTATGCGACACGCAGGGCACGCGATTTAGCACGGAAAACGCGCGGCCCGGGGCGATGCATCCGTTGACATCATCCTCGAAGTTGCCTGGGTGAAACATGATCAGCGAGCGATTGGGAACGTCCAGCACTTCCCACCCTTTATCATGACGCCCCTTCGTGGTGCGGTACACGACAGGCGAATACCGCAGCTTGAGCGGATACACGCCGGCCGGAATGCAGGAGCGCTTGATGGCGTTGTTTCGCCATTGCCGTTCCATCGTCACGCAGGAAAATCCGGATTCGGCGATCAGGCGTCCGAGCGTGCCCCATGGCGTAGACCCGATGCGGGTGAGGACGAGCTTCACTGGTGCCGCCTCCGCCAGGTGAATACTTCCGGACAGTTTTGATACCGGCTGCGGCGCGATCGGCTGATTAACAGCCCGACGCTGGCCGGCAGCAACCAGTCCATGAAATCTGTTGGGTGGCCATGCACAGGCAACGTAAGGATGGCGAAGGCGGCATACACCGCCACGCCGATCAGTGCCACGCGGATGAGCATGTCGGTCTTGGCGTCCATGCGGTTGATAGCCGAGACGCAAACGTAGAACAGCCACACATAGACGATGATGACGGCCAGACCAATCATAGCCGCACCTTGTCAAGCACGCGCCGCACGGTTTCCGGCACCTCGTCAAGCACGGATTTTACAAACGCCATGCCGAACAGGCCGGCGAAGAATGCGGTCTCTGCTTCCACCGCTTGCAGCGACGGCCAAAAATGCAAGGCTATGGCGGTCGCGTACCAAGAGACTGTCATTCCGCCTAGCACCGAGAGCACTTTGTACACGACATGCATGGGCGCCATGAATGACAGCGCCACGGTATTGCCGAGCACGTGCGCGACGATGGTGCCAATCTTGATGCCGAAAAAACCAGCGATGCTGGTGGAGGCTGGTTCGGTCATGTCCACGGACATGGCATCAAGCAACCATGTCAACCTTGTAATATTTGGACAGGCCAGCCGTAGTGATGGCGCTGTCTGACAGTGCTTCGCCCGGGAGGTCCATGGCTGCGTAGTCATCGCCAAGGTAGGCGATGTTCTGCGCCGCGCCAGGCTTGAAGCGATGGACCGTGACCTTGGCCTGCTTGCCTGACTGCGCCTCGTTGAGGCCAACAAAAACCAGCTTGAACACCTGCGCCGAGTTGACCAGAGCCTGCATCACATCGCCAGCCTTTTTGGTGTAGTCCACGTGCAGGTTGACGGCACCGGACACGGCATCAGGAATCGTGCTGCCAGGCAGCACGTAGATGCCGGCATTGTTAAGCACGTAGTCGGTGCCGACCGTATAGGTGACGGTGCCGGCCACGTTGGTGACAACAGGCGCCACGGTCAGATCAGGCAGATAATCGAACGCGACCAGGCTGCCCTTGTAGGCAACGTGCGGCTCGTTGTTGACGGTGCCTGCGGCGACGGCAGAGGTGGAGCCAAGCGCGCCCAGCGCCAGGTTGGCGGCGTTGATGTCATGGGCCTTGATGGCCATGGTCACGCCGGTAATGCGCTCGATGCTGTTGGCCTTGCCGCCGCCGGCGCTGGTGTAGTCCAGCAGTTCCTTCTTCTCGGTGGCGTGCGAGAACGTCAACTCTGAGCAATTGCCGATGGAATACATCTTGGATAGCCCGTCATACGGGCCCAGGAAGATTTCGCCCTTACCGATGAAACTGGCGTCTGCGATCATGGACATGGTGTTTTCTCCTTACCCTGCGGGCTGCTGAAACTTGTTGACGAATGTGTAGTTGCCGCGCACTTGCGCGACGACGATGCTGCTTCCAGGTTCAGGCGGCAGGATCTGGTAGCCTTCTGGGTTGACCCGGATGGTAGCGCCGGACAGGTCGCGCTCGGCATCGCCGAACAGGGCTTTTTGGATGTCCGCCACCAGGTTGTGGCCAGTCGCCATGATTTCGGCATCGTCCGTGTATTTGGCGTAGCCTTCCACCAGGAACGACACCGCCGCCTTTCCCTGCGGCGCGTAGCCAGGCACGCTTTCAAAAATCGCGCTGATTTCGTAGGCGCGGATCAACGGGCACTGCTCGAAATCCACCTGCGGCACCGGGCCCATGTAGACAACGCGGCCAGCGTCGGTCAGGTAGCCGTTGGCCGTGCGGATGGCCTGTAGTTTCGGCTTGAGACTGGCGAAAAGGTCGTAGGCTGTGGTCATTTCAGCCACCACACGACGACGATGCCGTCGTCGGACTCCTTGCGGTCAAGCGTCCACTCGATGCGCGGCATGGCCAAAAGCTCTGCCGTGGTGTAGGTGGCATGGTCCGCCTCGATGCGCATGCCAGGGACAAACGTGGTGGCCAGGCTTTTCAGCACAGTGATGCGGTCGCGACGCTCGCCCGTGTACGAAAACTCGCCAACCGTCTCCACTGCGCGGTCAAGCACCGCGCCAAACGGCGCAATGCCGTCCGTGAGGCGGATGTTCTCGAACGCGGCCAGCGAGGCGCTGGCCAGGTTTGATTCGAGGGTGGCGAAACTTGCCGTCACTGCTTGGGCGCTCCGCTTGCGGTTACGCTGACTAGTGCCGGCCCAGTAACGATGGTGCCCACATAGCGGATGAACCCGCGCGTGGCCTTGGCATCGATCACCAGGCGCTGGGTGTTGTTTGCAGCGCTGACCGCAGCGAACGTGGCATCGGTGACATCGGCCCAGCCAGTGGAGCCATCGGCGCTATCCTGGATCTTGCCGGTGATGCTGCCGGTTATGGCACCCACGTTCTGCGTCACCTCGAACAGACCTTCCCAGTCCATCGCGGCGATATTGAGCGCCGCCCCAGTGACGGTGGACGCCTGCGAAGCCGCGTTGGCCAACGCCTGCGCGCTGGTCCTGGATTTGGTCTGAAATTCTCCGGCCATTTCAGCTTGCCTTTTTCCTGACCACGCCGGGCACGGTGGCCGCGGCCGTGTCGGTGGTCATCGGCCCGGCGGGTTTTGCGTGTTCGCAGGCCACGGCCTTGCCGGTACTGAGCAGCAGTCCGATAAGGCCGCGGTCGCTGACATCGAGTTCGGCGCCGACCTCCTGGCGGTCGCCCGCCAGGAAAAAGGCGCGCGTCACTTTGATTTTCATCGCGCGCCCCTTTATCAGGTAATTGAGGTGGCCACCGAGAAGGCGGACGGGATACGCACGCCGATATCAACGGCATACATGGCGCGCACGCCGATGATGCCTGCCTGGAAGTTGGCATACGGGTTGACCTCAATAGCCAGGCTGCCCCATTCGGCCACGATGACTTGCGAGAAGTCACCGAAGATCATGGTGGCGGCATTGACCTGGCCCGAACTCATCCCCCGGAAGCCGCAGACATTTGCATCCAGCAGCGAGCCGTCCCACAGCGGAGATGCCGTGCTGGCGAACTTGACGCGCGCGGCCAACAGGGCGGCCACGGCGGCGGTGGTGACGTAGCCGCAGTTCTCGCTCAGTGCGTTGCCGATGTCGGTCTGGAATTCCAGCATGCCGGCATAGGCCAGCGACGTGCCGGTAACGGCGCCGACGCCAGACGTGGCAGTAATGCCGGTTGGCTGGCCAGACGCGCCACTGCCATGCAGGGCGGCGAGGTCCACGCCTGTGCCGACGGAAAGCGCCAGGTCGCTCATGACCAGGGATTCCGCATCAGGGCTGGATTGCATCGCCAACAGTCGGCTGATCTCGGTGTAAGCGCCGATGTGCTTGGGCGACATGGCAAGCTGGCCGATGGTGGGCTGGCCTTCCGTGATGGCGGTTGATTCGCTGGACAGCCACGACACGGCCGCGCTGGCGGTCTGGCGCGGGATAGTCACGTTGCCGACCATGCCACTCATCATGCGCGCGCCCATGCGCATCACCACGCTGCGGTTCCTCAGCATTTCGATGTAGCTCATGTTTTCGGTACCGACCAGGTAGTTGGATCCGGATGCGCCGGCCACGGTCATGTCCCGTTTCGTCATCTGGCGCGACTGCACTTCGATGGGCACGTAGAAGGTATTTTCGTTGAGCGGGTTGCCGCCCAGCTTGCGCTGGATTTCGGCGTGCGCTTCGTATTCGAGCCCGGCGTTTTTCCAGTCCTTGTTGATGATGGCGCGCACGGCCTTGAGCATGGAATATTTTTCCGTCTCACGGCGGCTCATGCCGACTTCGGACGGCGCGACGCGCTGGGCTGCGCCAGCCCGCTCAGTGAGCAGGTCAAGGGTGCGCATGGCGGCTTCGTCCACGCTCAGGCCGCCGTTGATCCAGCTCTTGAGCGTGTCGCTGTCCACCTTGTGGCTGCGCGCCATGTTTTCCAGTGCGTTGATGCGCAGGCGTTCGGTGGCGGCGCTGTCCTGTCCGGCGTTTTGGCCCGCCGTGGCCTCTTGAGGTTCGGCCATGATGGCTCCTTTCGTGGTGGTAATGGCGGGTGTCGCCGGTTGGTAATCTTCTTTCGCGCGCCTGACGTGCACGGGTTTTTGCGCGGCATCCTCTGCATGTCTGCCGATGCCGACAGTGGGGTCGGCGGGAATCGTCACGATGGAAACCTCGAGCGGCTCCCAGTCGGTAGCGGTGAATCGGTTTTGCTTTGGCTCCTCCACCATCGCGTGGATTTCGTAGCCGATGGAAACGTTGCGCAGGCCGCCATCGAGCATGGCGCGCACTTCGCGCGCCCGCTCGGTGTCGAAGAATCGCGCGTCAACCATTAGTCGGCCGTTTTCGATGCGCCCGGCGCTCAGCATGCCGATGGGGTCGTCCCAGTTGTGGTTGAATAGCAGCGGCGCGGCGCCGGTGCTGATGCGCCCCATGCGGATGGCGCTTTCGTCGTGGCTGAGAATTTCGGTTCCGAACCAGCGCTCCACAGCAACCTCGGACGAGGCCGGGAAGCTGATGCTGTTTGCGTCCTCGCCTTCACCTTCGCCTTCCTTGCGCACGACGATTTCCGTGCCGAACAGGTCGCGCGCCAGGCGCGGCAGCTTGAGTTCATCTGTCATTCGTGATCCCTCTTGAATGCGAACACACGCGCCGGCGGAGTGTCCTCGTCGTCATCTCCGGGCGTGGTGGCAGGTATTTCCTGCGGCGCTGGCTCGGTGGTGTCGGTGGTAATCCCGGCCTCGTCCAGCATGGCCAGCTCGCGCTGGCGCTCGCGCAGCACATCCTCGATGTCTCGGCCGTTGCCGGTCTGCGCGATGATGTCGGATTTGGTGATGTAGCCCGCGCGCTCGGCTTCCTTGTAGGCGTTGACTTCCTTGGTCGGGTCAACCCAGCTCCAGCCGCGCGGCTTCCAGGACACGGCGCGGAAATACTGGGGCCTGGCCACGTAATCGGCGACGCTTATGGCCTTGATGGCGCGCGAGAGCACGGCAGCATCGAGCCAGATGGCATGCAGGCGCTCGCGCACGCTGCGGATGTACCATTGCTGCAGCACACGCCAGCCGTCGCGGTCATCCAGCAGGGCCAGACGGCTGCTGGAATAGTTGGACTTGGAATAATCCCGGCTCAGGCTTTCGTAGCTGACGTTAAAGGCCGCGGCGATGTCGCGCAGGGCCGATACGATGAACGGGTCGTAATTTTGCTCCGGATAGTTTGGCGTCCAGTCGGCAATATCTGTGCCGTGCGGCAGGATGTCGATTTGCCCCTTGCCGGAATTCCAGGTCAGCGTGCCGTCGTTGGCGGTTTCGCCCTCGCCCAGCATCTCGCTCAATCCGCCCTCCTGGTTTTCCTTGAGCACCATGACCTTTTCCGCGCCGATGCGGGCGGCGATGACGGCTGCATCCTGGAATTCGCCAAGCTGGTGCAGGCGCAACATGCCCGCATGCATCCACGGCGTTCCGCGCACTTGTGGCCAGCGGTCGATCTTGGCCAGGTGGATGATGTTCTCGGCCGGCACGCGGATCAGCCTGTCCTGCACCAGTTGCCGGCGCGGGTCGCCAGGATGATACTCGTGCAGCCAGTACGCTACAGGACGATGGTTTGCGTCGACCTCTACGCCCTGCCGCACCAAGTTTCCGTTGAAGTTGGGGGCTTCCCATTCCTCGGCCAGGCGCTCGGGTTCGATGACTTCCAGCGAAAGCGGCACGGCACCTGCGCCCTGGCGATGGATTCGGATAAGCACATCGCCAGCCTCGAAGGTCTCGCCGACCAGCAGGCGTTCCAGGTCACTGAAATGCAGCCGGCCGCCTATGTGGCAGTTTTCCGGGCGGCACCAGTCGGCCCAGGTTTCTTCGATGCCGGTGTTGATTTCCTCTACCAGACGGCCGCGGTTGTTGATAACCGCGGCCTGCAGGCCGATGCCGCTGCCTATGACGTTGTTGATGACCACCTCGCGCGCGCGGCGGGCATGCGGGTTGTCGCGTACCAGCGCCCTGGATCGATTGCGCAGCGCGGTCAGGCTGGCAACGGACTCGGCATCGGCGCTGGTGGTGGCGGTAACCCAGCCGTCCGTAAGGCGCGAGGCGCGGGCGGCGCCGAACATGCGCTGGCCGGTGCCGTGCACGGCTCGAGGCGCGGGCGGCGCTGGCCTCCGGAAAATGCGCTTTACCCACTCAAGCATTTTTGAACCTCACCATCACCCTGCTCGAGCTAATGCCGTTTGCGGCTTGCTCCTCGCGCTTGGCCTCGGCCTTGAACTGGCTGCGCAGGGTGATGAGCCCCGCCTTGTCGCGGCTTAGCTTGCGGTCGGCCATGGCCACGTCGATCATGTCCAGCTGGTCTGAACTGGCGCGGTTGAGCAGCGCGGCTTCGATTGCATCGAGCATGCGGCGCGCAAAGCTGCGATCGTCGTATACGGCGTCGGTGGCGTAGTCGTGCTCGACTTCAAGCATGCCGCGATCGATCTCGTATCGCTCGGTGGCGGATTCGACCACCGCGATCCAGTCATAATCGCCGCGGGCGCGTGCGGCCGTCGTGGCCTTTGGCACCGCGACGGCGAAGGCGTCACCGTCCGCCGTAGCGGTGATGTCGAATTTTGCAGAGGCGTTGCGAAAGTAGTATTTGAGCGACCAGCCGCCAGACGCAGGGAAATCCGCCGTAAGGTCTTCGCGCCTCCATTGCCAGGTATCGCCTGCGCGGAGCGAAGATGGTTCTGTGGTGGGAATGGATGCCGCCATGATCGAAGCATGGCTGGCAAAAGCGACCCATTGGGGCCGAACTCGTCACTTTTTTACAATGCGGTGCACCCATGAGCGGCTCACGCCAAAACGCTCTGCCACCACGCCGGTGGGCAGGTGCTTTGCGGCAGCGCTGATGGTCTCGCGCCGCGCCTGGTCCTGGCGCGAATCAAGCGGCGGGATATACAGCTTGTCGCGCCCAAATTCGCGGCGCATCTCGCTCAGGACCAGTGTCTTGTATTCCAGCAGGTTGAGCCCGGCGCTGGCGCGCGCCAGCCGCGTCATGAGGTCGTCGAGGTCCTTGATGGTAGCCATCCTAGCGGCGCGAAATCCCGCCTATGCGTTTGGGCAGCGCGGGGCGAAGCGGCGGCGCGATTGTTCCATGTGAAACCTGCTCCGGCTTAATCGGCTCCGGCACGCTGTCGGCCTCCAGTACAGCGCGCATGCGCGCCCAGTAGCCCGGGTCTGGCTTGCCATTGCGGTGGTGGCCGATGTTGACCTCTCGATGCTGGCCCATCGCCCATGCGCCAACCATGCCATCGAGCGGCTCGTTGCGCTTATAGCGGGCGCCTTTTTTTTGCTCGTAGCGTTTGGTTTCGGGGTTGTAGACTTCGGCCAGCAGGCCGTCGAAATACTCTGTCGGCACGCCGGCCGGAAAGCGAAAAACGCGCGCCTCGACCGGCAGATGTCCATCGCTGACCAGATGGCCGTAGATAAAGTCCTTGCAGAATTCGGTGCCGATATTCCATAGGGCATAGCCGCCGCGCGTGGGCTTGCCGCGCCGGTCCTTGTCCGGATAGCTGGCGGTGGTGGCGATAGGGCGGCCGAGCCTGGAGGTGGCGCCCTGGCAGGCGTATACCTTTACCTTGAGGTCCGGGCGCTGGACGAAGGCGCGCACCTGCTCGCCGCGGTGGCCGCGGCTGTCAACGCCGACGGCGCGCAGCGGCACCGGTCGCCCCCAGGCATTGCGCCGCACGGTGTTGATCCAGGCCGCGGCCTCGTCCCACGGCGGCTGCCTGGCCGTGTCGCCCTGTATCTGGTGCCAGTCGATGAGCCGCACGCCGCCCTCGTGCCAGCCAATCATGGTTATATCCAGCCATGTGTCCTGCGTGTCGATGAAAGCGGTAAGCGCGACGACGCCCGGTGGGATCTGGCCCATGTCGAATTCGATTTCCTGCCGCTTTTCGAGATCGTTGGTTTTGAGCGAGCTGGTCTGGTCTTCCCATGTTTCGCCGAGATTGGTGTTGATGAACGTCTTGAGCGTGCCGGGGTCACCCTTGGCTTCCAGGAACTGGACGGCAAGATCCAACCAGCTTGGGCCAAGGCCGATTGGCGCATACAGGGCCGAGACGTGATATCCGCGGCGCTTGTTTTCCGGGTGTTCGGCAATCCACTGGCCGCCGGACAACAGCGCTGGCTTGTGGTGCTCCATGATGGCGTGGCCGCAGCTTGCGCACTCGTACCATGCCTCGCGCGGCGGCTTGTTGACCTGCTCCCACTTGAGATTTTCCCAGTGCAGCGGCTGCGCGGTTGAACACGCCGGGCAGTGCACGTGATAGCGGCGCTGGTCGGTAAGCAGATATTCGCGCTCGATGAGGCTGCTGCCCTTGATGGTAGGCGTTGACACCAGCATCAGCTTGTAGCGCGGAAACGACTTGCAGCGACCACGCGCCAGCGCAACCGGGTCGCCCTCCTCGCCAACTTCGCCAGGGAAGCGGTCAAGATCGTCCATGAGGAGGTCGCGCACCGACTTTTGCGCGTAGCTGTTGGGCGAATTGCCGCCGGCCAGGAACAGGATGCCGCCCGGGAAGTCGATCACGTCCTTGCTGTTCGCCGCGTCGCGGCTTTTGAGGCCGCCCAGCAAGTCGCGGATGACGCCGGTTTCCTGCAGCAGCGGATTGAGCTTTTGCACCTTCCACGAGTCGCGCGATTCAAGTGTCGGCATCAGCACCATCGTCGGGCAGGGCGCGTGGTCCATGTTGTAGCCGATCTTGTTGATCATCGCCTCGGTCACGCCTACCTGGCTGGATTTCATGACGACAATTTCGCGCACCTGGCTGGTGGCCGACAGGCAGTCCATGATCTCGCGCAGGATCGGGTTGCGGCTGGTGCGCCAGCGCCCGCGCTCGCCGGACTGCTTGCTTGACAGCACGCGATAGCGGTCCGCCCAGTCCGACACGGTGAGCCGGTCGCGCGGCCTGGTGCCCGCGGCCAGGTGGGCGTAGCAGTAGGCGTGGGCTTTGGGTGTGGTCATTTAATGATATAAATCAATAAGTTATGGATTTATCAAAAAAACGTTGACATGGCATATTACCTGTGTAATACTGGCATTACTCGCCCAAGCCGGGCGAGCAACCTGAACCAGCCACCGGCCACGCCGGAAGGCACAAGGAGATTAAAATGCAAACTACACAAACCACCATTACCCGCGACAGCTACGGTGCGCTGTATGTCGCCGCATCCACCACTGATGTTGATCGGGCCGCATATCTGGATGCTCTCGCGCTCGTTGCCGACGCGGAAAATGCGGGAAAAATCCCTGTAGCGTACGACGATATGGAATGGGGCATCAGCGGCAAAGAGCGCGGCAAACGCATAGGCGAGGCGCGCCGCCACGAAATATATGATTACACGCCCCGCGCGGTATTGGTCTGCGCGCGCAGCGTAGAGGGCACGCGGTACGGACAGAAAACCACGCTCAAGGAATATTTTGTGGTGGCGCGCCACGGACGCGGCGTGAAAGTCACCCCGGCCAACAAAGCGCTCGCGGCCAAAGCGGCAAAAGCGGCCGGTCCTATCCTGGGCGCGGCGATTGCCATCGTGCTCGGAAAATCCAAGTACGGAGCCCCGGCGAACAAAATCCGCACCGGATACAAAATGGTGGAGCGCGACGAATCCGGCAAATTGATATCGGTGTGGGACAAATCCGCGTGGGATCTGGGTAAAACCAGGATCGAGGCGGCGACCCCTGACCATCGCGGCGGATATTATTACTACGCCAGCATAGAGGAGGCCATCAACGCCGCCGCGGCCAACGAAACGTTCGGCGACGCCCGCAATCACCGGCGCCTGGTTGTAGTGGAGGTCAAGGCCAGCGGCCGGCATTATCAGTACCACAGCGAGCATGGGATCAAACTGTGCGCCACCCGCATCACGCCAGTCCGCGAGGTGGCAATGACGATTTGACCTTCTGCCAGGCGCGCACTTGGCATCAACCATGGAGCAATCATGACAAAACGCACCAGCATCTATCTCAACCCGCCCATCGAGGAGGCGCTCAAGGGCGCAGACTCGATCAGCGGCCGGCTCGGCCAAATCTGCGACAGGTTCGCCGAAATCAACAGGCGCGCGCGCATCCAGCAGAGGTTCAGCGCAGCGGAACTCAACGCGCTCCGCGACTGTAGCAATGGCACCTGGTTCGATCCGGCGAAACTCATCGATGGCGCAGTCCTGGCGAATTTCGAAGACTCAGCACCGGATGGCCTTTACGCAAAATGGGGGATCGATGGCCCGGCCACGGCGGACAAACTGCGCGGACTGTCCTATGCCGACCAGGTTGCGCTCGTCGAGGACATTGAAAAATTCTGGCAGGCGGTGACGCCATGCCCGGTTGAACCGGAAGACGACTGACGAAATATTAAATCCGGCGAACGATGAAGGGACAGCTTTATCGTGGTCGGAGACGAGGTGCGCTTCGAGCGCGCCATGTTCAGCGATCGTTGCGGCGCGCGCCGGCGCCGCACTCACACAGGCCGAGTGCGCTGCGCTCCTGCACACCACCCTGCGTTCATGGGCGCAGTGGGAATACGGAGAGCGCAAGATGCACCCGGCATTTTGGGAATTGTTCAAAATAAAATCAAAAGGGAACTGAATGTTTATTCCGCTTAAGAAAAAATACTTCGAACAGTTCGCTGCCAAAGAAAAAACGGAAGAATTCCGTTTGTACGGCAAGCGATGGAACGAGCGCGTCTGTGTGCCCGGACGCGATGTAGTTTTGTCGTGTGGATATTCCGGCGCGCGACTAAACGGCACGATTCGCGCCTTCGCCATACGCTGTTTCGCCGATGTCCCGGTGATGCGCAAGATATATCCCGATGTTGCTGCCAATGCAATGGTGGCCTGCATTTCAATCACCATTCCATAATTCGCGCGCCGTATCGGCCTCCATCGCGGGACCGACATATTCAAAGCTGGCGCGCAAGCGCGTTGATACGCCGCCGGTGTTCCCGCCACCCAACCCATGCTTTGCTCGATCCCCTTTTGGCATGGTCTGACCGCCGAAGTTTGGCGGTCGCATCATGTTCCAGAGCGGCGACTTTGCGCGGGCGCGTATCATTGCTGGATGGCTGGTGATGGATAAATATCGAAATCCCTGCGACTTGCACAGCGCGCCGATCTCGGAAGACAGCACGTTTCCGATGCCGACCCCCTGATAGTCC